ATGGCAACAACCATCGCACAAGAAATTCATCGCCTGAAAATGCTGAGCAATCAAATTGAATCCTTAATTAAAAAGGAAACAGGCGCAAATATCGAATGGACATTTCGCGGGCAAGGAGATGAAAGATTCACAATCTCAGGCACGCCTAACGATGTTATTGCTGCGGTGGCATTCTCTGCCAAAATTAACTCCCTTCGACTTGAAGAACCCATCGTCTACGACGAAGAACTAGATACGTCCTTCGCCTATTTATGTAAATAAAACAGGGGCCTCGCATTGCGAGGCTTTTTTATATGAAAATTATTGAAAACTATACCGCTCCCAGCACAGACGACCTTGCTAATCTCAGAAAAACCCTCGGCTTCCAAGGCGAGGAAATGGCACGCCTTGCCGGCGTAGCGGGAAATAGTCAATGGAGGAAATACACAGGCGGCGCAGAGCCAAGAAAAATGAGTCTGCATATGCTGTTTTACACTGCAGCGCGCCTTACACTGCCAGAACATGAAATTCTTCAAGTCTTGGACAAAATGCGTGAAATTGGCGCAACGTTCGACTATAAGGATACCTCGAAAAAGCCAGAAGACTGATAAACCACTTTGGTTTCTATCTTGGCACTCAATGAAACCAGCCTTCCCTCAAGATCAATAAAATAAAAAATGGACCAAGTAAAAGTTTATAGTTATTTGCGTTTCAGTGACCCGCGTCAATCTACAGGGACATCTATAGAGCGACAGACTCAATATGCGCGGCAATGGGCTGCAGTACATGGCCTAAAGCTGGATGAATCTCTCAGCCTGCGCGATGAAGGACTCAGTGCTTATCACCAGAAACATATCAAGCAAGGCGCACTAGGAACCTTTCTTGAGGCTGTTCAAGATGGACTTATAGCGGAAGGCTCTGTTCTTATAGTTGAAAGCCTAGACCGACTAAGCCGGGCAGAACCTATTCTTGCCCAAGGCCAGCTTTCCTTAATTATTAATGCAGGAATTACCGTTGTAACAGCAAGCGACAACAAAGAATATAATCGTGAGAAGCTAAAAGCGAATCCGATGGACTTGGTTTATAGCCTATTGGTGATGATTCGCGCCCATGAAGAAAGCGACATCAAATCTAAGCGCGTGAAAGCTGCTTTAAAATCTAGGCTAAAGGGATGGATTGACGGCACCTATCGCGGCCGTATTGCAGCAGGCAGTACACCACAATGGCTAAGCTGGTCAACCGATCATTGGGAAGTCATCACCGACCGCGCCCAAGCCTACCAGATAGCAGTTAAGCTATACCGCCAAGGCAAGACATCCAATTCAATTATTTGCCACCTTAAAAATCTTGGACTGGCTATGAATGAAAATGGCCTACCCAAGCCCAATAACTTGGCAACGCTTCTCAGAAATCCCGCTCTAACAGGCGTCAAGATTGTAAGCGTTGATGGCGAAAAATTTGAACTGAACGATTATTATCCCGCACTAATCAGCAACCGGGACCGAAAATCACTATTCTTGCCTCGGCATAAAAGGCATAGAAAACCAGACGATATAGCCAGCGTGGTAACTGGCTCTAAATTGCTACGCTGCGGATATTGTGATTCTGCCGTTGTAGGTGGCAACTCACTTCAGAGGAAAAGACGCCCCAACGGTACGCCACAAGATGGCCATCGAAGACTTCACTGCTGCGGCAACAACAAACCCAAAAGACGCAGATGCACGACAAGCGCGTCATGCTCTGTGGTCCCTGTTGAAAATGCCATCATGGCTTATTGTAGCCACTCTCAGAGCTTGCAGCCATCACATGAAGCGCCAAATACCACGCTTCATGAAAATTGGGCGCAGCTAATGGATGGCGTCAACTCACTGGATTTTGACGCTAGAGAAATGGCTCAATACCTGATCAAAGAAACGTTTCAAAAGATCATCATATACATGAATGGCTTCACTCCGACAAAAGCAAATGGCCCAATTCATACGCAACCGCCTATTGACTTGACATTAATACCCAAGCACGGAGAACCGAAATCATTGCATATCAATCGCAAAACAGGCGAATGGGTAATTGATAACTCCACAATTAATCAATCACACTCAGTTGCAGTCTTTCATCAAGCCGTAGAGTCTGATGAATCCACAAACAGCGATACGTAAGACAGTCTAGCCCTGAAAAATGCCCCGCATCGCGGGGCATTTCCTTTCCTAGTTCATCGAAGCGATTGCGCCGCACTCCCCGTATTGCATAGCCAAATGCAGATAGCCCCGCGCCACCGCATCCCAACTATCTACTGTCACCCGCTCCAGCTCCGGACACGACTTGGCCAAGTTGACCGGCACGGGCGGCGTTGGCGGCCTCAATCGCGGCATTGAGTTCGCGCAGCCTGTCAGCACCAGGGCGACAATCAGCAGGCAAGGGCTGTTTTTCCACGACATGGTTATACCTTTCTATAATTTGGGGCTGCGCCTGGCGCAGTGCGCTCAACGTGGTTTCAATGCGCTGCGATAGCGTATGCAGCCGTTCCGTCTCAGCCCGGTAGCCTTCCAGATCGGCACGGGCCTCGGCTGCGCCTTGGAGCGCATCCGCCATTGTCCATTGTTGACGCATCGCGTCCGCTCCCTGTCCATATGCCCACCAGGCCGACCCAAGCCAGCCCGCGACCATCAACACGCCGCCAGCGGCCCGCAAATGCCCTTTCACAGTCCCACCCGCAGAAAGCCCTTGCACAGCTTCGCGCTGCGCACACGCCTGCAGACCGCATAGCCTTCGCGCCCGCCACTTGCGTTGGTGTTGCCTTCGATCGTCAGCAGTTTGTCGCCATCCACCCGCTCAACGATGCCGGTATGCCCCTGTCCCTTGCCAAAATCCATGATGAACACGTCACCCGGCTGCGGCGTACTCACGCGCAGCGCTGGGCGCTCGTTCCATTGCTTCAACACCCCGCCCGTCTTCAGCAGCGGATTGGCGGCGCCCGTCTCTTCCGCCGCGCGCTGTGCGCACCAGTAGACAAATGCCATGCACCAAGCGGCGGGGAAGTTAATTCCCACCGCCTGCAGATACTGGCGCACCTTCGGCCCATCGTTGGAACCTCGCGGCTGTTCCTCAATGCCCAATTGAGTCATTGCAGTTTGAACCAATTCCATAACACCCTCTTAAAAACAACAAAGCCCGCATTTGCGGGCCTTTTGATTATCTAAACTACGTTGTATTTAATTGCTGAATTTATTGGCTTGCTTCTTCAACCATGCTTCCAGCCACTGCGCCCCCAAGATACCAACCACAGAGCCGGCACCGATCAACGCCGGCAAAGGCATATCCGGGAACCGCATAAGCACAAGACCGGCAACCGTAGAAGTTGCGCCGCCTAAAATAGCGCGCCCAACTGCTAAACGGGCCGTAATCTCTTCACCGCTTACCAGCATCTTTGCCAAAGCGATAGAAGCCCCTACTACTGCCAACATGATTACAACTAAAAGTGCCGCCACCCCTTTTCCAATTTCTTGCATGACACCTCGCTTATTGCAAATCATCTAATTATTTACGCCACTGAAAAGTAATCGACAGTACGGGGCTGACACCGACCAGCTTATCGTCCACCAACCGCCTAACGGTGCATTGCCATTGCACATCTTTAATAGGCTCCTTGCACTCCACGACTAGCGTCCTTAGTGTTGTCCGACCATTTTGCACTCTGACTTTTGGATTAATCTTTCCAACTTGCTCCCATTGATATTTCATCGCATCCAGTCCGGCATAATTCACGATGCAATCTACCGGGTTAGACTGAAACCAACCGCCCACAACTTTCTCTGAATAGTCCTCTGTTTTGGATAGCGTAATTTCCACCTCTATTTTTTTACCCATAAAATCCTTGGCGGAATAAATCCCATCCCCAGCTTTTGCCAAACGTCGAAATATCGCCTCTCCCGCACTTCCCGCCGCGCGCTCAGACCGCTCAACTTCAATGTTCAGTTCCCGCGCCGAAAACGACCCGCTAGCCGGCAAAGTCATGCGGCCTCCAACATGGAAATGCGGGCCTCTAGCTGTTCGAAATTGCGCTGTTGCTCCTTCAACGCCTCTACCAACAAACCAACCAAATTGCCGTAAGCAACCGTCAACGTTTTGGCTTCGTCGGCCGCCTCGATCACCGCCTCGGGCTGCACCGCCTGCACTTCCTGCGCGATCAGGCCCACTTGGCGGGCGCCGGTATCGGTTCGGGTGAAGGTGTAGCCATTAAGGCGTTGCACCTTGGCCAGCGCATCCTCAATCGGCTGGACATCCTTCTTCAGCCGCCTATCCGAAAACCACGTCACATTACCGGCCGCTGTCATGTCGCCGGTCTTGGTATCGACATACCAGCGCCACGCCTCCGCTGACCAGCCGCCCAGGCCAAAAACACCATCGTTACGCAATCCCAACTTCACCGCCCACACGCCCGGCAGATGGAAGGCCGCCGCCGCAATCTGGCTATCTCCCTGGCCATTTCCTGGCCCGCGCACCTCCAACGAGGACGACTGATCCCCCTTCGCCATCACACCCGCCAGCTTGCCCGTCAGCAGCTTGTCGCCGGCCTCGATAACGCCCGCCGCTCTGTAATCGTTGCCCTGCCACACATGCGGCATGTCGGTGACGCCCGCTCCGGCTAGGTGAAGCACCGCTTGCGCCACCCCGTCATCTTTGCCGCCCCCGCACACCGCCAGCGCAGCCACTTGACGCTTACCTTCCTGCATTGCCCGCCAAACCGTATACGCCGGGCCACTCAACCCGCAGGCGACTTGAAGACCACCCCAACGCGCATCGTTTGCCCAATCCTTCCAGGCACTGCCGGGCGGCTGAGACGTCAGCGGCGCGAGAAACCGCTTATTGCCCGTTACCACCTGATCCCCGGCCAGCGCCAGCAGATCAGCCGCATGCAAGTGGTCCACGGTATCGGCATTCAAGCCAGACCCCGGCCCGTGGTTCTTGTCGTGCCAGACTTTGGCCCACTCGCCCCAGCGCTCGTTATAACGACTGCGGAAATACAGCTGCGTATTGTCCGGGTGATAGGTTTGATACTGCTGGAACGTCATGCTGCCCTGCTCCAGCACCGACAACGCACCGGCCACCCCCCACGGGTAATTTCTGCCTGTTGACGCATTCGCGTTGGCTGGCTGATAAAACCAGCCATTCTTCCGGCACGTATTCAGGTCAACGGCCGCCCCCAAAGCGTCCCGGAACATCAACAATGCGCCATCATTGCCGGTATGCCAGTGTCGGTTCCAGCCGCTCCATACGCCGTTTTCTAATCGGGCCTCGTATACCTCCCCACCCCAGGCGCGATATGTCAACGTCCCCCATTGGTCATTCAGGTAATTGACCGTGAACATGCCATTTCTGTCGCTTGGCGTTCCCTTCAGCCCTTTGCCATCACTGGTTTGCCCATGGTAGAAACCGTTCGCGCGTTTATCGAATAGCTCCCCGTCGCGGATATTGCGCGCATTGCCGCCCAGGCCATAACCGGCGAGGTCTTCAGGCTCCAGCTTCTTGGCCAGCTGGCTGGCGACGGTATCGGAGAATTTGGCGTCATTGTTCAGCGCCGCGCTCAACTCCTTCAGCGTGTTCAGCGCATCCGGCGCGCTGTCCACGATCTTCGCCACGGCGGCGTCAACATAGGGCCTATCCGCGAACTTGTTTTCCAGCACGCCATAGGCCGGCGTCTTGATTCGCCCCTGCAGGTCTACTTCCAGGATGTTCTTGCTGTTGATGAACAGCGCCAGGTTCTTCGTCCCGGTTACGGGCTTGTCGCCCTCATAGTCGGCAAACAGACCCGTATCGGCGTCATCGTCAAATCCATAGCCGACCCGCGATGAATCACCTTTGTCGGGATAGCCCTTGCCGGCGCGGACGGTATCCGCGCGCGACTGGCCAACCACGTCCAGCCGGCTCGGCATGCCGCTGCGGCCGATCTGTACCCGGCCGCCCTCCTGATGCAGATAGGTGTCCGAACCGCGCACGCCGATTCGATGAACCAGGGTGTTCGTTCCATCGGCCGCATACATATCCACTATGGCCGGCCCGCTCGTTTTTACGGCCCGAAACATGCGGATAGACGATCCGAGATCAGCATCCGCCGGGATCGCATCCAAATCCAACAACGCGCCATCGCCTTTGGGACCATACGCCGTCAGCTTTCCGCTGCCTGTACTGAATACATCCAAGCCGACGCCATAGCCATTGGCGGCGTTCACCCGCACCGGGTCGCCCTTGCGCGCCGCCCAACTGGCAACCTTGCGCGCCTCTTCCACCGCCTGCGCCGCGCCGGCCACCGAGTCGGCGCTGGCCGCCGCCGCGTCCTGGCTCAGCTTGGCCGCCTTGGCGCTGGCATCGGCGGCCGTGACACTGGCCGCGACCCGCTTTTCCGCCGCCGTTACGGCCGCCTGGCTTTTCTCCACTGCATCGCGGTTGCCCTTCGTTGCCGTGGCATTGGCCGCCGCCGCGTCCTGGCTGGCCTTGGCCGCCTTGGCGCTCTCCTGCGCGCTGTTGCGCGCGGCGATCAGATCGGCGGAGTTATCGACCACCACCACCCGCGCCGCCTCCACCTTAGTCAGCGCGTCCTTGACCGCGCTTTGGATGGCCGGCCAGGGCATGACGGCATGCGCGTCGCCCAGCTCGTCATAAAGCGTCGCCTGCGGCTGGTCACTGAACAGCACGTCGCGGAAGCCGCCCAGCGTGGTCAGCCAGCGCCTTTGCATCTTGGCCAGGTCCGCCGCCACCCGGCCCAGCTGGGAACCGGTGAAGTTCCGCACCACCGCGTAAGGCTGCGCCTTGACCGTCGCGCCCAGATAGGGCGTCCGCAGTTGCAGCGTCCCGGCCGCGACGGCCGCCACCTCGTACCAACGGCCATCCGGGCCAATCAGAATATCCCCTTCGTTGGTTTGCCCCTCCCAGCTCGTCCCCTCGCCCCGAACCTCGACGCTACCTTGCGCGACGCTGATCCGGCCCACCCGATACCAGTTTGTATCTACCGACATTCACCACCCCATAAAAAGCGGAAGCCCCTTAGCGGGGCTTCGGATATTTCTCTTTGATTGCGCCAATGCGTTGCAGCATGTCGGCTAGTTCCGGGTCATCGACATCCAGCCGCGCCAGGATTTTCCACATCGCGTCCAGCTGCTCGCCGATCTCGGGATAGGCATCCGCCCGGCGGCCGGCGTAGTCGGCCACATGGTTAATTTCCACTTTCCACCTCGCCCACCCAATCCAGATACGGCCATGCAGAAATGCGAACCTGATACACGCCCGGCAACGGAAACTTCAGGTCCGCCACGCCGTCCGCGCACTCGTAGCGCTTGCCGTCGATGTCCACGCTGCACGGCACCGGCAGGCCGCTGAAATGCGCACCAACGCGGTTGCAGGGCATCGCCGGCCGGGGCGTGGCCTCGCCGGCAGGGATGTAGTGCGCGTCGGCGGAATAACTCCCCTCGACCACGCCTTCCCCCTCGCCGGCCTGCAAGGCCACCCAGGCCGCTGGACAATTCCCGTCCCGGACGATGCGGCCCGTTTCCCGCTCATACACTGTGAAACTCGCGTTCATATCACCTCTTCAGAATCAACACGCTGACGGTCGCGCTCGCGCCAACGGAATACGGCCAATCGGCATCAATGGAATAGGTATGCGTCCCTTCGCCCGGCGTATCGGCGTAGGCCAGTACCGTAGAGCCGCCGCTGAAGAAGCGCCGGCCGAATCCCACATACGAACAACTGGCGTTGCCCCGGCATGAGGAAATCACGGCACCGTTGCGCCGCAAGCGCACCCAAACCAGGCCGCCGATTTCATCGCCGTTCACGTTGTTGTTCGCCACAATCAGCGCCGTGACATAGACCGATGCGCCGGGCGGCACATAAACCGCGATGCTGCCGCCATTGACGAAGGCGCTCGCGGTCACGGCATTGCCGGCGATGCTGGCGGTATCGACCATCAAATCCCGGATGTAGCCGCCGCGCACGCCGTCCAGATCAATCATCGGCCGGCCGTCGCGCCCCGGAATCACCAGCCCGGTGGCGTCGATCTGCTCGGCCTTCAGCTTGCCCTTGATCTTGTGCGCGCCCATGCCGTCCATATCGACGACGACATTGCCGGCGTTGTCCAGCAGCCGCAGGCGGCGGCCGTCGATCTGCTCGGCTTGGATGGACTCTTTGGCGATCACGCGATTGCCGATCAGCGTGCCATCCAAGATCATGTCGCCCGACAGACCCGCCGCGACGCGGCCGTTCAGCTTGCCGACCGTGAACACCTGCGCCGCGCCGTCGCCGTTCGGCTGGGCGATCAGGAACTTGTCCGCCAGAACGGCGAACTCGCTGCCCCGCTCGCCGTTGTTCAGCGCGAAGCCGCTGACAAAGTCCTTGCCGCCTTTGGAGCGCGTGATTTGCACCGACCATTGCCCCATCAAGCCGTTGACCGTCTTGGCTTGCTGGCTGATCGTGGTTTCGGAATCCCCCACCCTTGATGTCAGCGTGTCCAGACGCTTGGCCAGCGTGCCGTCCGGACCGGTCGCGGTTTGCAGTTCCTGGCGCACCGTAGCCAGGTCGCCGGCCGTCTTGCTGGTCAAGGTCTTGATGTCGCCGGCCAGCGCCTTGTCCGCGTCGGCCCGCGCCGTCTGCTCTTGCTGCAAGCCCGCCTGCATGGCTTTTTGGCCGTCGCCCTGCTGGGCCGTCAACTGGTCCAGCCGTTTGGCCAGCGCGCCGCCCGGCCCGGTCGCGGTTTGCAGTTCCTGGCGCACCGTGGCCAGGTCGCCGGCCGTCTTGCTGGTCAAGGTCTTGATGTCGCCGGCCAGCGCTTTGTCCGCGTCGGCCCGCGCCGTCTGTTCCTGCTGCAAGCCCGCCTGCATGGCTTTCTGGCCGTCGCCCTGCTGGGCCGTCAACTGGTCCAGCCGCTTGGCCAGCGCGCCGTCCGGGCCGGTGGCGGTTTGAAGTTCCTGGCGCACCGTGGCCAGGTCGCCGGCCGTCTTGCTAGCCAGGGTTTTGACATCGCTGGCCAGCGCCCTGTCCGCCTCGGCGCGCGCGATCTGCTCTTGCGACAGCCCCGCTTGCGTGTCGTCCATCCGGGCCGCCAGGGTTAGCCGTGCCGACGCCTCTTGCCGCAGCGCCTCGCTTGTCGTCTTCAGCTCTTGCTTGGCCAAGGCGCGATGGCGGGCCTGCGTGTCGCCCAGCAAATCGTTTGTCAGCACGTTTTGCATGGCGGCATCGATGGCCGATTCGGCCAGCGCCGCCGCGCCATCGATATCGATGGTCAGACTCGACACCCGTTCCAGCGGCTGGCGCAGCTCGTCCACCAACATGCCGCCGCTGATGCTGCCCTGAAGCTGCTGCAACAACAGCGACGGGTCGCGCACCGCCTCGGCGTCGGCCTGCGCGAATACAGACGGATTGCCCCAGCTGTCCACCACCCGCAGCCAGTAGTAATAGCGGACGCCGGCGCCCACGCCGTAATGCGCAAACGTGTTCGTCGGATAGGCGACATCGGCCAGCCGCACCGGGTTGCCATCGTTCGGCGTCACGCTATAGAACAGCTCGGCGCGCACCAGATCAGGCACGCCGGCCGGGTAACGCCATGACAGATTGACCACCATCGCCCCGCCCGTCGCCGACAGCGCCGGCCGCGCAGGCGGCGCGACGTGGCCGCGCGTCTCGATCTTCGCCAGCGCCGGGATGCTGCGCAGACCCGTCGCCGACACGCTGGACACCCGCACTTGCCAGACGCCCGGCACCAGGCCGCTCAGCTCGGCATGATTGGCTGATAGCTCCGGCAGCTCGCGCCAGTTACCGCCCTCCTCCCGATAGCCGACCACATAGCCGCGCAAATAGGGATGGCTGACGGCCGGCCAATCCACCTCTAGCCGGACCTCGCGCCGGCCGTCGCCGGTCAAATACGGCACCTCGCGCATGGCCACCGCCGCGACCGGCGGAATCTGGGCCGGATCTGGCAAATTCGATACCGGCGGCGCGTCGATACAGATCCCCCGCTCGACCGTTTCCCACTTGTGCGGGTTGTGCTGCAGGCCGCTGATTTCGTAAATGCCCGGCTCGCGTTCGCGCCGGCTGACGCAGCGCCAGATAGTCGGCTGCAAGTTGGTCCCGCTCAGCGCCCAGGTCGCCCCCGCCACCGGCTGCGCCGGGAACGGCGCGACCAGCTGCAAGCGATCCGTTTCGCCCGGCGTCACCACAACGCCGCGCTGCGCCAGCGTGCCGTCCGGCATCGGGCATTCCAGGCTGTACGCGACACCCTCGTCCAGGGTGACAGGCGCATCCAGCTGGACCGATACCCCGTCCACGGCCAGCAGGCGGCCGGCCATGTTGCGACCGGCAAACACCGGGTCAAACACCGTGAACAGCTCGCCCGGCAGCAGGTCGCAGCCATACAGCCCCGCCGCGAAACTGATCAGCTCGGTTTCCGTCTGCGACGTTTCCAGAATGTAGCGGCCCAGCTGCTGGGCTTGGGCCCGATTCGTGCAGCCCACCGCCACCACCTCGGCCGGCTGGTAGCCGTAGCGCGCCAAGCCGTCCGCGTGCTCGACGTATTCAATCGCGCGTTTCCAGCTGTCGGCGGGATCGACGAAGGACACCGACGCCACCGAGTAGCGCTCGGCCTGTTCCGTGCTCGTGTAACTGAAGCGGCCATCGATCACGTTTGCCGGCACGAAATGCTTGGCCGGCACGTCGCCCGGCATGTCCGCGACCACACGAATGCCCCCGGCGCTTGGCACCACGCGTCCGCAAAACACCGAAGCCATGTCTTGCAAGACCTTCCAGGCATCGCCGCCGGCGCTGTGGTAGTCGTGCAGCTCGAAGCGCCGGCGCTGGCCGCCCATACCGTCGCTGACACGCTGATCGCACCATTGGCCAATCCGGTACAAGTCCCATTTCCACGCGCCATCCGGCGGCAGACTGATATTGAACCGCTCGTCTGTGGCCAGCGCGAACAAACACCAGGCCGGATTCGAGGACACCGCGCGGCGGAATGTGCCATCCCACGCGCCGGCATAGGTCCCGGCCTCGGCGTCGTAATTGCTGGGGATGCGGATAGTGGACAGATTCCATTCGCTGGTAATCTCCGGCACCGAACTGAATTGCTTGGCGTCGAATGTGACGCCCAGCAGCGCATAGCCGGGATAGCTCAGTTGCAGGCTCTGAATAACCGTGAAGCTGTCCCACTCGGTCGCGTTGATCAGCCGTTGCGTCGTGCTGTCGCCGGACAGGCGGCGCACCCGTACTTCCCACGGCCCCGGCTCCGGCAGCTCGATGCGGACGGCGCGCTGGTACTTGCTGCGGGTCTTGCCCTGAATCGTGATGTTGCGGCCCAGCCGCCACGCGCCGCCGGGCTTGCGCAGATCGACCAGCATTTCCACCGTGGACGGGTTGGTATCCCCTTCCTCGGTCATTTCCATCAAGCCGCGAACCGATACCGTCACCCGCACCGCGGTCGCTTCCGGGTCATCGATGCTGCGCACGATGCCCGCGCCGCCCTTCACTTCAACGCCGACCGGGAATTCCGTTTCCACCTCGTCAAAGCCGGGAATCGGCGCTTGCGCGCCGCCACCGGTCCGATGCTCGACCCTCACCCGCTCGAAGTTGTGCGAACCGTCCGGGTTTTGCAGCGGCACCCCGGAAAAGAAAACGGACTGGTCGCCATTGACCAGTCCGCCCATTTCTCCCAACCCCACCAACATCAGGATTCTCGCTGTCGCCACCGACTGCAAAGAATCCGGCGCTTCATGCGGCTTGCGCGGCTCCGGCGGTCCACCGCCGCCCGCGCCGATCACTTCCAATGCACCCACTAGATATCCTCAACTGAAATGCCCGCCGAAATGACGATGCCGCCGACCCGATGCCGCCCCCAACCCCACGGCGCGGGCGCGCCCTGCGCGCTGCTGTTGACTGCGCCGTTGAACAGATAGGACGGCCGGCCCTGCTGCTGCTCGGCCTGCTGCTGGTCAAAGCGCGGAACGGGTGACAGGTACATCATTGCGCCGGTCAGCATCAGGCCGACGCCGACCGCCATCAGCTGCGAGCCACCGAACGCTATCGTCAACGCCCCGACCACGATCAGCGCCGCGCCGATCAGACGACTACCGCCGCCCGCCCCTTTCACTTCCGGCATGATCAACACATCGCCAGTCGATACCAGCAACAGTTCTTGCTCCTCGATGTCCCGATCCGCCACCGCCACGCGAAACACAAAGCCGCGTTCGTCCAGCTGGCGAATCGCATTGTTGAACCCCGGATACAGCGCGTTCAGCGCCGCCACTGCCTCGCCCGCCGACGACACCGCCAGCCGATGCGCCCGGCCGTAGCGCTCGCCCAGCTCGCCGCCCAGGCGAATCGTTCGCAACTCACTCACCTCGATACCTCCCCCGTTTTACCGTCACCGCTTGCCAATACCCGCCATAGATATGCGTCTCGGACGCTCGGTCCCGCAGATGATGGAGAATCCGGCCATCCCCCAGCCAAACCGCGACATGGTTAGGCTGCTGGCCCCGTATCTGCATCAGCAGCACATCGCCAGCCTGCGGCGCATCGTCCACCCACTCGAAGTGGGCGGCCTCGGCCGACAGGGTGAACAGATCAAGGCCACGATCCCACCAACCATCTTCGCCAGCCGGTCGCGGCAGGCTGACGCCGCGTTCGCGCGCGAACCAGTCGCGGACCAGCTCCCAGCAATCGAACACGCCATAGCAGTACGGCCGCCCCAGGTAGTCGGCCCGCCAGCCGCTGGGCGCGATGTGGCGATAGTCGCCGCCGGGATGGCTGACGATGTGCCAGGGCATACCCGTTCGTTCGCACATCGCCCGATCCACCAGCGACGGCTCAGCCGTCCCGTGCGGGTGGCTGTGCCAGATGCCGACAATGCGCCCCAGCTGCTCGGCCGCCGCCCAGCCGGCCGGATCGATCTGGAAGAAATGCGCCGGCTCGGCCGCGACATTGCGGCAGGCGTAGACCCGGCCCGAGTCCAGCACCAGGCCGCAGGCTTCGCGCTCGCCGGCCTGCGCCGCATAGTCCAGCATCGCGGCGGTTTGTTCTGGTGTTGCAGTCATCGCTTTACCCATAAAAAAAGCCGCTTTCGCGGCTTCTAAATTTGACGATCCTCTATTGCACATCTGGCAAATGCCATTATCATTGCATGCTGGCTTGCATATCACAGGTGCTGAGAGCCTGACTTACCCTTACCGAAAATGGCTCTCAATTTCACAGTGAGATATTAAAAAATAGCTTGAATGAAAAACATGGACCCTATTCAAAAAAACACCCCATCCAAAAAGCCCATCCTCCGAAAGAGCTTAAAATCAATAGACTTAAAGAATCTTCTTTTAGAGAAAGCCGCTGATGTAAAAACGCAAGAAGAAGAGAAACTTAAGGCTGAAAAAGAAAAAATTGAGAGTGAAAATAAGAAAACCAAAGAAGACAAAAGAAAAGCCATAGCAGAGTGGCTATTAGCTCACTCAAAATTATTAATTGGCTTTACGACTGCCTACGGTTTTGTTTTACTACTCCTATACTGCATTTCTCAAGCAAATTTCTTCCCCTCCGGACTGTCAATTGGCGACAGCGTATTATTGCTTTTCATTGCCTTAGCATTTGGATTTATAACTTTTCTTATTGCTGGAATGGGATTACTAACCTTCCACCCTTGGATATCTTACACAACCCAAGTAGAGAAGCCCCAGAAAAACCCAACTGAAGAAAAGGCGAAAATCGAAGAAAAGAGCAATGTAGAAAAAATAGCAATTCAAGATGAAAAGAAAAAAACTCCCACAATAACACAGCTCATAGCATATATATTTTCCACACCCTGCCGAATATGGTTAATTTGCGAAAGGGCATACAACGAATGCAGAACTTTAACAGTAGGGCTGGCATGCGAGCTTGTGAAAGGCTTTTTTTGTCGAATATGGTCCTTTATTAAAAGGATTGCTGGAGCCATCAACAAAACACCTGAAACGCTTATCAAAGTTATTCATGCTTTTTTTGACATACGCACTCTAGTCATTACAACACCATTCCTACTTACATTTATAACTCTCTTTACTATCTACGTTGCAGAAAATGAAATATTCCCAAGCGTTACAAACTTCTTCAACAACGAACCATACACTTACATTAAAACATGGAGTCTATTACTTGGCCCCATTCCATTAATTGCAATCTGGACCTACATCCTAACGTCAAAGTTTAAAAAACAAAATCTAAAAGCAGATTATCTGACTTGGTTTTTCGTATATTTATCATGGTATTTCACAGGAATGATACTCGTCACATCCAAGGTGCCATGGACATTTATTGGACATATGCTATCAAGTGGCTTTATCCTTTCATTGTTGGTATTCCAAGTTATCGATTTAAATAAATCGATTAAGCAGGGAAAAAAAGATCAAACAAACATTAAAATCGGCATCGCAATTTTTTCAACAATCCTATTGGCAATGCCTTTATTTCAATGGGCAGATATCGGATCAAAGATACTAAACAATGGTGTAATTCAGCCACTTGGAATTTTCCAAGAAAGGGCTGCGCTATGGGTTTCAAAAACAAACCTGGAAACCTTGGAAGATGCGGCCAAACTACAAGACATCCCGCTTAGCGTATGCAAGAATCCAGACGGCTCCGCAGTAGTAACCGACCTCAGAGTCTGGTGGCATGGGATAGGCAATCGAAGCTATGTTCAGTTGCTGGGATTTTCTGATCAAGATGAAAAGAAAATAGAGCGCGAGAAGAAAAACAACTTACTGAGAAACGAGAAGCCCTACTACACATATCCGAGAGTAGAATTAAAGGCAGACGAAGCACGCTTGATTTTCTCTAAAAATGTCCGCTGCACCGAAATTAACGATGCCCTGGTATTTCCATCAGACAAAAACCAGCCTGAAGATAGCTATTCTGCAAAGAAAATGCTTGCAGAACAAATTAAGCCCTTCTTAGAAATCAAGAGCACTAAAGACAATAAAAATCTTCTAGTGAAAATAGCAGCCATAGGCTACGCCGACCCCATGCCACGACCTAACGCTAGCAATGAGGCTCTAGGTCGAGAACGTGCAACCCATGCTCTACTTATGTTATGCGACAAGAACCTTTACAAGGGAATTGATAATCCCAATATCGAAATTAAATCCATGGGCGCCCGCTCCCTTGTCAAGGACTGCACTTCTATCAAGGATGTGAACTTATCCAAAGAGTGCAATGCCGCAAATAGACGTGTAGACCTACGGTTTAGCTATTCCCTAGAGAAGCCTAATTCGGCTAACACTCTTGATGATTTTTGCAAAAAAAATAAGCTTTAAACGTCTCTAGTTGTAACGGCGCATTCCGGGGCAACCGCCATAATTGGCCAGGTTGTCCCGGATTTTGCAGCTGCTCAGGCGCTTGCCGCATGCCTCTAAGCGCGCATCCGTTACTGGCTGGTCTCGCGCGTCAAACATCGCCGTCCCTTGATATCCACAACGCGCGCCGCGAAACACGACATGCGCCGGGCAATACCGCGTCACCAGCACCCCCGGCGCTTTCTTGCCGGCCAAATCCAGCTGGCTGCGCAGCTCGAAAGTAATCACGTCCCCGTTATCGGCCTCGCGGCGGTTGATCAACCAGATTTCTTCCGGGTACATCTCGGGGTAGTTCTCCAGTTCGCCGCCTTGGCAAAACTTGGCATGCGTCACCCGCCGAATCAGCCGCCAGCCGACAAGGCCCTGATGCTGGGCGACCAGCGCCGTGAATATCCCGCGCAGCTGGCGGCCGTCCGGCATCGTCACAATATTGCCCACAGAAAGCTTTGGGCGCGGCGAGCCTTTATTGCTGCTCTCGAACCCCTTGGCCTCGATGGCCCATGGCTCATAGACCAGCCCCTGAAACGTCACCGGCTGGCCGTTGCCGCTTGCCGTGAAACGCATCGCCTGCATGTTCACGGTTTCCGGCGCGCGCAGCTCGAATAGCTGCACCAGGGCATCCGGCACCAGCTTTTGCCCTTCCCTTTGCAGTACCCCCATCATTCCCCCGGATCGAAAACTTGTTCAAACGTCACGCTCACCACTTCATCCCCGGCGGCCCTATAAGAGCGGTCCCATTCGTCGCAGCGCACTTTGCAGCGCTGCGCGCCGGGATAGGTAAACCAGAACCAGCGCGCGCCGCCGTGCCGCTCCAGAAAGCGCTCGATGGCGTCGGCGTCCGCCGGCCCCACGGCGAACGACAATTTACGCACACGCGCCGCCGCGTTGATCCCATCGACGACACGTTGCGCATAGCCGCCGCCGAACCTCGCTTCCCGCACCCTAGCCTTGACTGACGACGAACCGCCAAACTCTGGCACCCAGCTAAAAACCTCCGCCACATTACCCCCTGACAAAATCGTAAATCGGCCCGTCCGGCCGCATCGACTCGGCCAGTTTGCTTTCAACCATACGTTCAACCAGAACCAGAATTTCCCGGCCGCCGTCTGCGCTCTGCCGCTCCTCCGTCCGCGCAGTCGCGCCCGGAGCCAGGTTGTTGACGATCACCCGCACCGGCTGGGCCGGCGCAGCGTTCCCGGCGGCTGGCACGTTGACACGGCTTAGAAAGTCCTTCAGATCGGCATTCGTGCGCCTATCGACTACTCGTTCGCCGCGATCCAGCAACCACGTTCCCTCACGCGGGATATTGTCGATACCGTCATGCGCCATGCCGGAAAGGTTCGTGCTGCTGATCGACGACACTAGACCCGCCGTCGCCGATACCACCGTCGCCATCGCGCCCATGTTTGCCGGAAACGGCCCGGACGCGGCAGCAGCTGCGACAGCCTGCTGAATCTTGATGATGGAGTCGGCAATGGCAAATGCCTTGCTAGCGGCGAACATCGCCTTGTAGATGCCGCTGTTTTTGCCTTTGAAGCCCGCCGCAAGTCCAGCCAAACCATCAAACAGCTGGCTCGAACTCGACAGCATCGCGGACGCGCGGTTGCGCTCAAGATTCAGTAGATCCGCATTCAGCCGCTCTTGATTACGCCTGATGTAGTCGGCACGCTCGGTTTCCGTGAGCGTGGTCGCCTCCATAATCAGGCGGTGGCGGTTTTCGTACTGGTCGCGCAACTGCTGGTCTTCGGACTGCAGGCCGATACCCTGGCGCTCGCTGCTGCGCAGTGCCTCGGTCGCCCGTTCGTGCCGCTTGTCCTCGGCCGCGCCGAATTGGCCTTTCTCCTCCTGCGAAAGATTGCCGTTGTATTCGATATCGACGCGCCGTTGACCATGCTCGCGCTGCAGCCGCTCGGCGGCGTTGTCGTACTCCCCGCTGCGCAGGCGCTGGGCCGCATCGCGCTGCTGGGCCTCGTAGCGCTCGACATCGCGGTTCAACTCGTCCAAGAATTTCTTATTCTCGGCGCGCAGCTGGCGAGTCGCATCCAGCTCGGCCGCCAGCGCCAACAGCCGCGCCTGGCTGGCGGTACTCCAGCCGGCATACTTGCCTTCCGCGATTTCAAAGCGCACTTTCTCGACGGCGGACAACTTTTCAACGCCCATGATTTCGCGTTGCATCGCATCGATGGCGGCATCCTCGCGCCGCCCCTGCGCGCCAGCCCGTTTGCGCTCAGCGGCCTGTTTCTTGTCGAAGTCGTCGCGCAACTTGCTGACAGCCGTCTGGTGCGCCTGCTCGGCGGCCAGATATTCCTTGCTGCCCTTCTCCAGCCCAGCCACGGCCGCCTTAAACGCCTCCGCTTCCTTCTTGACGCGCTTGTCGTATTGCCCGCGGTCGCTCAGCCGGCTATCGTCGTCGGCGTACTTCTTCGCGCGGGCCTCGGCATCCTTGCGCGCCGCGTCCGCCGCTTCCCTGGCTTTTTGCGCCGCGCCGGCATCCTTCGATACCACCTTCGCCCGTTTCTCCAGCTCGGCCAGCTCCGACCGCATCGCCACCAGGCCCGCCCGCTTTTGTTCCAGCGTCTGCGAAAACGACCATTCATACAGATTGGCTTCGCCTTCCTTGATCCGCTCCTTCAGCTGGTCCGCCCGGGCGTTGTCGCTCTGCGCGTCGTAGTGCAGCGCGTTGACCGGATTCAGGAAGCGCAGCGCGGCGCCGCCGGCCGCCATCGCCTGCCCCCAAAACCCGGCCCCCTCTTTCCGGGCCTGGCGCATCGATTCAGACACGTCGTCGAACGCGTCCGTCAAAATCGCCAACTGGCCGGCGATGAAGCTGGCCGTGCCAGACTCCGCAACCTCGGTTTTCATCGCCTCCCAGGAATTGACGAAATTGGCGCTGGCCCTCTGCGCCTCACCGCCGAAGGCCGCCGCGTCCGCACTCATGCGCTTCAGCTCGGTCGCGAACTTGGGCAAGAAGTCGGCGGCCAGCAACTGGCCACTTTCCAGCATCTTGCTGAATTCACCCGTCGTCACGCCCAGGGCGCGCGCGGCTGCCTGCGTCGCCACGGGCAGATGCTCGGCCAGTTGCCCCCGGAACTCCTCCGCCGATACCACGCCCTTGCCGGACATCTGCACCAGGGCCAGCATCGCCCCCTGCGCCGTTTCCGCCGACAAGCCGAAAGCGCTGGCGGCCGTGGCCAGTGAGTCGAACACCTGGCGCGCATATGGCGCTAATGGCGTGCCTCTTACCGCGCCGGCAAATTGCGCATAAGACGCGGACGCCTGGCCAAAGTCCGCCCCCAGCTGGGCCGACAGCTGACGCAGCCAGGCGATATCCGATGCAATCGCCCGCAAGTCGCCGCCGTTGGCGTAAAACAAAGATTTCTGCAGCCGCTCGCTGGCGATCTGCGCGCCATTCAGCGCCTGTCCAACGGCAATCACGCTGTCTTTCAACGCCTGCAGCGAAAGGGCTGCAGCCGCAAACAACCCGCCTTGCGCCAACATCCCGGCGCTGGCCGCCATGCTTTCGAGGGCCTTCCCTGCCCGCTTGCTATCGCGCTCGATGTTGGCGGCGGCATCCTCCACCGCCTTCTTACCCACCGCCATATCGTTTTGCAGCTGGGCGACGCGCGCTTCCAGATTGATTACCAGCGATCCAACGTTCTGCGCCGCCATTACTTCCCTTTCTCCGACATCAGGCGCAATGCCTCCCGTTCCATCGCCTGCAGCGCGTCAAACAACCCGCTATCCAGCGCCGCCCCACAGCGGGCCTCGACCACCGGCAGCGCGGCATAGTCCAGCCCGTAGGCACCGGCCGGGCCAACCCGCCATTGAGTTTGCATCGCGTTCCACACCCGCCACGCCGGCAAACCTTCGGCAAGCAACTCGAACGCCTCCGGCGCCTGCTCAGCCGGCAGCAACGCGTCCACCTGATCCGCTGGCACGCCGGCATCCAGCAGCGCCCGGCGGTTTTCCGACCGCGTGGCGGCGCGCTCCCCAAACTGCCAGCGCACCGCCTCAATCAGTTTTTTCGGACGGCGCCACCGAAACGCAGCTCATGAACAGCGCGCTGCAGCGCGGCATTCACTGCCGGGCCATCGACGGACAATAGCGCAGCCTCCAGCGCCGCCAACGACAGCGGAACCTGCTGGCCATCCGGCCCCTGCACGCCATCCCAAGCCGTGAACGTTTCTGCGTACAGCCGCGCATTCTGGCGATAGATGGCCGACAAGTCGGCCGCCTCATCTGCAGCGGCATGGCGCTGGAACAGCTCGTCCCAGGCCGGTTGCGACAACAGCCGGCCCGTCAGCTGGATGGTGATGACGCGTTCGGCGCCGGACTCGGCGCGCGCATGGATTTCGGCCGGTACTCGCGCCAGGCCGTCGTTTTTGATGATGAACATGCATACCTTTCACCAGGGCCAGAAAATCAGCACCGCCGCCACAACCGCCCTGACACGCAACACAAAAGCGAGTGCCGCGCCGATATCGACAGGAAACGAAAGCTCGATGACACAACCCCGGATGGAAAACTTGAATTGAAAATTTCTCGACATGACTGGTCCTTAGTTTGAAAAGCCCAGTCACTATTGCAGCCCCTAGCTGGTGGGATAAGGGGTGGATTTGAACGGTTAGCGCACCGTCAGCTTAAATTCGTCGTCGCCATGGGTTGGCAGCAGCGACAGTTGCAACGTGGTCATGCTGATGTTGTCGCTGTCGCCATAGTCGGCATTGCCGATGCTGACGGTTGCGTCGATCTGAATGATGTTGCCGCGCGACTTGCCGTGAACCAGTGACAGCGGGCTGTTCATCACACGCCGCGCCAGGCCGAACCAATCGCGCTCGGCAATGCGGGTGGACTCGATTTGCAGCGAAGCCGTCGGTTTGCGGCCGGTAATCAGCACGCGTTCCGCACCGCCGGGCAAACTCCTGTGCTTGACCTCGTTGGCGATATCAATCGACAGGCTTTGCACGGCCGGGCTGAAGCCGAAGACTTGCAGGCTGGCGACATTGGCGGCATCGAACGGCATCGGCGTCTGAAATGGCGTCAGCTTCAGAGCCGGCGCCGCCTCATCGACAATGCCGCCATGGACGCCGGTAAACACGAATTTCATCTTTGGCAGTGCCTTATTCTGCAGGTCGAACGAGACATTGCCGCGCGCGCCCGTCAGCTTGTGCTGTACGCCATCCAGGTTGTAATAAATCGTCAGCGACTCATGGCCGGTGGAAACCGGGGTATAGCTGACTGCCTCCTTGTCGATAGCCTCGACAAAACCGCAGCCCTTCAACAACACGCCCCAGGCCGGCGCCGTGCCGCGCGTCCCCGATCCGGCCAGCTCGACCTCGAATTCCGCTTTCATCCGCACCCCGGTCACAACGGATTCGGCATTGCCGAAGTAGGGGCGGACCACATTGCGTTCCGCCTTGTCGCTCTCGAATGGCGTGATTTTCGGGTTGGCGACCAGGATCGCGTTTGCGTCGCCTGTCGGCACCGCATCAATGCCCTCTTGGCTTTCCGCCTTGGCGACAATGGCCACCCGCTTACTGTTCAGCGGCATAAATCAGATCCCCCAAAACGCAAAAAAACCCGCCGAAGCGAGCCAGAACATATTCAATTTCCAATTAGTGTTCATTGGAAATTCACATCTCCCCTTCCCTGCGCCGGTACGTCAGCAAGTACTGCACGCGGCAGACGCCCAGGGCGGGGTTTTCCTCGTCATAGTCCCAATCGATCATCCCTTGCTGCAGGTCTTGCAGACTGTACAGCGAGTCATGCAATGCCAGATGCGCCGCCGTCAGCACGCCATCGCAGGCCCCATGCGGCTCTTCGCCATCGGCCTGAATTTCCAACTCCACCGACAATTGCCGGTACTCGTAACCGACCGGACTGCCGGACAGCGGCACGTCGCGCAGCTGATGCAGCACGATGGCCGGAAACTCGCCAAAGCTGTAACCCTTCTCAACATCGCGGCTGACGCGATCCGCTGCCGGCGTCGCGCCCCTCAATGCCTCTTCCATTGCCCGCATCAGGGCTTCAATCTTGCTCATTGCTCTTTCCAGTGAATGCGCCAGGTCATCGCCACCATATGCGGCACTCCGTCCCCGACGTCTTGCGACGACTCTTCCAATGTGTCGTAAACCAGTACCCCACCCGCCCGGCCGCGCCAGCGTTCCAGGCGACGCCGGATCACCCAGGCCACCGCATAGGCGGCGTCATAGTCCGGCGCGACGATGGACAGCTGCACCAGGCTGCGCACCCGGCCCGATGGCCAGCGCGCGTTCTGCTGCCGCTTCTCGTCTATCACCTGATATGCGACTGCCGGCAAAATCGGTTCATCCGGCAGATGCACCGGGAACACCCGATCCCCCACCAGGGCGGTCACTTCCGGCGCGGCCAGCAGTTCCACCAACACCGCCCCTATCAACTCGACAACTCCCCGCTGAGCAGCGCGCCGCGCACTTCGTCGGCCACCGCGTCCAGGGCGCGCGGCAGCTTGTCGGCGGCAGGCCGCATAAATGGATAGGGCGGGACAAATTGCCCCGCCCCTTTCAGGACTTCCCGCGTCGCGGCGCGTCCTCGTTCGCCGCCCGCAATCTTTTCCCCCCTCCCGCGTTTGACGTGGCCATATTCCAGATAGCGGCCGTACCAGGCGCGCGACCGCAAGCCGACTTTGTAGGCGACCGCGCCGCGCTGGCCGCTGCCTCGCGAACTGGCAACCGTGATGGACTTGGCCAACAGTCCAGATCGTCGCCGCACCCGACGGCGGGCCTCGTCGCGCACCAGCGCGGCCCCCTTGCGCAAGCCGCGCCGCAAAATCTTGCGCTGCAGCTTGCGAGGCACCGCGTCCAAATGGCGCATCACCAGTTCCAGACCGTGAACCTCAACCATTGCCATCATCCGTCCTCAGCATCAGCACTAGATAGCCCCGGTCTTTGTGCGGCTCGATGGTTTTGACCTTCAGCGGCAGACCATCCACCCAGGCCCGCCAGCCTTGCGCCACCGCACGGCGCCGGATGGTAGCGCGCACGCTGCAGCCGGTTTGCTCGGCGAGTGCGGCCGTATAGGTCCGCGTGTTCAGGTATTCCACTTTGGCGTGTACCGGCTTCGGCTCGCTCCAGTCTTCCCGCACTGCACCGGACGGCTGACGCGACTTGATGGGCTGGCTGAGCCGAATGCGGTTGTTCAGCATGCTGGCGTTCATAGCGGGCTTTCCGCTGGCCGGTAATGGGCAATCAGGCTATCCACCAGGCTGTCAGGCAAAGCCACCACGCTGCCGGCGCTGACTTCCTCCCGGAAGGCGTACAGCGTCGCCACGCGAAAGCGCAGCCACTGCCGTACATCCTCCGGCACGTCCTGCCCGGCCTCGGCAAAGCCGGCGCGGTAGACGATGGCAATCGCCCCCGGCACCGAGTCCACTGCCGGCCAGCCTTGCAGCGGTTTGATGCACAAACGCCGCTCGCCGCGCTCGATGTGGAAAATCTCCAGCGGCAGCGGCTGGCGCTGTCCTTGCTGCAACGCCTCGATGGCGACCACCTCGCGCCCGCCTGCGATCTCCAGATACAACCAGGGCAGGCCCGGCCAGGCATCCAACGTCTCGCGGCATTCGGCCAGCAGTAACGGCCCGCCGATCCGCGCCTCGGCGCTGGCCACTGCCGCGCGCTCGATCATCTGCAACAGCGTGTCGTCGTCGGTCAAATCGGCATCAATCCGGCACTGCTCCCGCACTTCGTCTAGCGTCAGCACCGCCGCCGGATTGCGCCGGATCACCTCGGCTGCCATCACTCGCCGCCTGGCTGCGCCTTGGCCTTGCTCTTGGCCGCCGGCTTGGTTTCGACCGGCGCCGGCTCTCCCTCGTCGTCCTCGCCCTCCAAAGCGGCCACGCCACGCGCAATCAGTTCATCGACGCGGGCCTGTCCCTCAAATCCAGCCACATCGCCCGGTGTATAAATGCCGTATGGCGCGGTAAACCTCACTGCAATCATGCTGTACCCTTCAAATGCAAAAAGGCCCGCCGTAGCGAGCCTTGAACCGTGCTTACTTGCCCCACTTGATGCCGACGCCGACCGCAATCGACTCTTGATGACGCGGGCCAAAATCATGTTTCGCAATGACGCGGATAAGCGTCTGGTCGCGCTGGAAGGCGCTTACCATCTGGCCGTCGGTATCCTTGTAAGTGGCTTCCTTGGAAAAATCGATTACCAGGGACTGGTCTTCACCGATGAAGCAATCGCCGAAGTCCGCGAAATACAATTCCGACTCGTCGCCATCCTTGCCCAGGTTGTTCGGGATTTGCGTCGTCACGCCGACCGGGTAGCCCTTCAGGGTTTTGCCCGCCAGTTCCGGATAGACCTTGCTGCCCTTCATGTCCTTCAGGCCCTCCAAGAAACGGAACGTCCTTGGAGACATCACCCAGCCCGGCGACACCATATTGGCGTCCGCGCCTTCCAGCGACAGAATCAGCTTGTTCAGGAAGTTTTCCAGCACCTGCAGCGCGGTCGCATCGATGGCGTTCAGGTCCGGCGCGGTAAACACGCTATTGGCCAGCGCCCAATGACGCAGGCCCTTGGGCAGGTTGCCGCTGCCGTCATCGCGCAGAAACGCCTTGTCCTCGCGCGCGCCCACCGACGATGTCAGGTCATCGACAATCAGCTGATCGACGTTCGGGCTGATGCCGGCATTGCTCAGCAAGTCATTGCTGATCGGCACCAGGGCCGACATCTTTTTGCTCGACAGCTTCAGGTCATCGAACTTCACGCCGGTTACGGGCGCGTCGCTGTCAGAGCCGATATAGCCGACCGTCGCACCGCCTCGCAGACGCGGAATCGTCAGATTGCCGTTGTTCAGCGGCAGCGAGCGCGCGCCCAACTTGCGCACCACGGTTTTAGGGCGCAGCAGCTCGATCACTTCACGCGCCATATTGGTCGGCACCAGCACGCCGCCAGCGGACGGCGAGCCGGTATTGAGCGCCGCCGCCACCTCCTGGCCATAGCCGCGTTCATCCGCGATGTTGGCGGCCTCGCGGTAATTGCCCTGCGCCTCGATCAGCGCGGCCGCCATGCGCGCCATGCCGCCACCCTTCACGGTCGGCGCGGCCGGCGTCGCATGGATCGGCGCAGCGCCCGCGCGCGGGCCTTGCGGGTTGTCCACCGGCTGCGCCGTGGCGGCCGTCATGCGCTCGGCGGCTTCGGCGCGGGCGATCTTGGCCCCGATGTCGTCAAACTCTTTTTGCATCGCGTCGATGCTGGCCACCTGTTCGGCGTTCAGCGCGGCGCCGGTCGCCTCCAGGGCGGCCAGTTGGTTCACAGCGGCGGACAGTTCGGCACGACGTTTTTTCAACTCAAGCACTACGGACATCCAGACTCCAGACGTAAAAAAAGCCGCTGGAAGCGGCTGAAATGAAAAACGCGCCCGAAGGCGCGGTATGTTGGGTTTAGGCTGGCTTACAGCTGGGCGGCCATCGCCATGGCGGCGGCGGTCGCGCGCCGGCTAGGCGCAAGCGGCGGCATGCGGCTCGCGGCCACCTCGGCGGCCATCCGGTTGATTGCCAGTTGCTGGCTTTCCACCCGGTCGGCCAGGCCGGCCAGCACCGCCTCCGTGCCGAAGAACAGTCCGGCGTCGGTCGCCTTGACCGCCGCGACGGAAAGGCCGCGATTGTTCGCCACCACCCCGGCGAACTTGTCGTAATAGGCATCCATGCGCTTTTCGACCGCCGCGCGGGCGTCGTCCGACAGCGGCGCATCGCTGGCCATGTCGTTCTTGCGGGCGCCCCGGTAAAACGTGGTGACAGCTACGCCGGCACTCGCCAGTTGCTGGCTGAAATCGGCGTGCTTCATGATCACGCCGATGGAGCCGACCCCGGACGATTCGGACAGCGTGATATCGCTGCAGGCGCAGGCGATGGCGTAGGCGGCGGAAAACGCGTTGAAGTGCACCAGGGCGTGAATCGGCTTGACTGCCTTGGCCGCCTCGATGTCGGCCACCAGCTCGAAACAGCCGACCACTGCGCCGCCGGGGCTGTCCAGCTCCAGCACCATGGCGCTGATGCGCGGATCGTTCAGCCCGGCTTGTATCTGCGTGCGAATCCCTTCATAGCTGGTTTGGGTCGCGCACAAGTTGACGTTCGCTTCGCGCGCCACCAACAGCCCATGCACCGGAATCACCAGCAGGCCCGTTTGCTGCGCCGACTGCATCCGCTGTTCCGCCTGGCTGGCCATCGCCGCCCGGCCGCCGTCATCGCGCCAGGCTGCAGGCTGCAGCGCGGCGGCGACGTGGACGCCCAGCTGGCGCAACTCGATGCCGGCCCGTTCCCCCGCCCAGGCCACTGCCTCATGCAGCACGTCCGGCAATACCATGTGCGGTTGATTGAACAGCTGCGACAGCAGGAATTGCCCCCTCACTGGCCAGCCTTTGCCGGCAGCGTGGCCAGCTGTGGCAGCGAAGCCGCCACCGGATGGCGCGACAGCGCGCCGACCAGCACGGCCGCCAGCAGACTGCCGCCCTGGCCGCCGATCACGGCCGCCGGCGGCGAGTAGTTGGATACGTTCATGTGTTGTCTTCCTCTTTCTGATTCTTGCGGGCTGCAAGGCTCTTTTCGCAGGCGGGGTTAGGCGGCGTTCGGTCCCAGGCAGGTCCATGCTGCCGCTGCCACTCTCGGAACTTGTCCATTCCCAAGGGCTTTAATCCGGTCCACCCGATGGGCCAGCCCATCAACCACTCGACCCATTCCGGGTTCAGCTGGCCATGGTCCGAAGCCATCACCGCATGGTCCAGCCGGTCCCGCTCCCGGCTGGCGCCGGTCTTCCGGATCAGCGAGCCGGGCGACGTTCCCTTGCTGGCGCAGGCGGTCGGCGTCGGCCACAGCTTCACTTGCGCGCTCAGCCTCGGCTCTCCCCGGCTGTTCCACTTGCCGGCCTTCCGCTCTATCGCATCGTCCGCGACCACGGTTTGCCACGGCGGCGAGCCAGATTCGATCCCGCTTATGGGGCGCTCCAAGATCGGATGCTGATAGGCAAGCCCATTCCGCATCGAACCCCATTTGGGCAAGATCACCGACGACCAAGGCAAGTCCTCGGCCCACAAGCAATGGTGAGTTTTCCAGCAAGACGAATCGGGGCTGTACTTCACCGATAATTCTTGCCATTTCGGCCCATAGTCCCGACCGCTCGCCCTCGATGCCGGCGCCGCGTCCTGCGGCGCTGATGTCTTGGCAAGGAAAGCCCCCCGATACCACGTCAACAAATCCCGCCCACGGTCTTCCGTCAAAACTGCACACGTCAGACCAAATTGGGAAAGGCGCGAGACATCCATCGGTCTGTCGTTGCGCCAGAACTTGTGCGGCGTAGGCATCACGCTCAACGGCGCAGATGGTGCGCCACCCCAACAGGTGGCCACCGAGTATTCCGCCACCAGCCCCGCCGAAAAGAGCCAACTCATTCATTCGGCCCCCCAGGCGCTTACCGGGTCTTCACAATCCATCACGTCGCGGCGGCCCTCCTTTACCGCCTCGATGATTTGCTCGCCGGTTTCCCGCGCCAGTTCCGAGTCAATTGGCTGCATATGCCTTACCTTCCCGCATAAAAAAACCCGCCTGGCGGCGGGTCGGTTTAAAAATTACGGGTCAATAATCCAACTTGAAAAAAACAAACAATGACGTATGATTAATATTGGTTTTTTGCACCCGCTCAACAAATGATTCTTGTTCAATCTTGCGGAGGCTTAATATGAACTCCTACATCATCGAATTCAATGCTGATCGAACACCATCGCAAGGCTTTCAAATCAGCTTTGACTCCATGAATGCTGGCCATTTCAACGTGCCAAACAATCACACACCCTGCAAGATAAAACCGGGAACCTATAAACTCACTTGGGAGTTAGAAGGCACCATTGGCGACAGGCTAATAGGGGAACTGACCATAAAAGATAGATATAACAACCCAGTCAGCTTCAGTCCCATTCGAATCAACGACGCAATTTATGAAAACAATTACAAAATGGGCGCATTGGCACCTGTCACCCTGCCGGAACAATAATGCGCTTGAATTTTACAACGCCAAGCCCGCTTTACAGCGAGCCAGCTACAGAACAGGTAGTTATTGCAGAATGCTTTCAATTTCTGCCAGGGCTTTGGCATCGGGTTTGTTCTGTAGCGGCGCTCCTCGCGTGTCCACCATATTGAGCGGCTGCATATAAACATCTCCGCCCGGAATCGGCGGCAGGTTTTCCAAGCGCCGGATGTCGTTGGCAGACAACCAGCCCCATTGCCGCCCAATTGCATAAGCGGCATAGCGGCTCTGCGTGTCGCCGCGCAGCAGGCCGGACACATTGAATTCGATGTACAGCTCGCCACGTTCGGACGGCAACAACAGGTCGCGCATACGGGCCTGTTCGTGGCGTTTGATCCAAGGCATCAGGCAATAGATCACATACTCGATACCTTGATGCTCGATGTTGTTGTTTGTCGCCCGGTCCAAGAGACCGACTTTGTGTGGCGGCATTTTGAAAATCTGCGCCACCTCGAGGGCAGACAACTTACGCGCGTCGATCAGTTGGGCATCGGCATTCGTCATCGAAAGCGGTTTGAAGGTAATGCCCTCCTGCAGCAACGCGACTTTCATCGCGTTGTCCCGGCCGGCGTACTCCCTCTTCCACGCCGCTTTGATCTGCAGCACCCGTTCCGGACTCAGCGGCTTCACATCCTGGCCGCCGATCACCGCCGGCCGCTCCAATACGCCGGCCAGGTGCGTGCCATTGGCAAAAACCGCGCTGGCGTGGCCATGCGTCGCCAGCGCCAGGCCCAGGCTATCGCAATGCAGCTGCACCGGGCTGACGCCGGTATAGCCATTGCGCGAAAACCACCGCACATGATGGACCTGATGCGCCGGCATCGGCTCTTGGCCGTCAAAGCGGTAATACGGCATCAAGTCCGCGCCGCGCAGCACCGACACCTTGCCGGCGTCCATCGGCAACAGCGCCACCGGCCGCCCGGCCTCGTCGCGCTCGATGTAGGAATAGGCGTTGCCATCGTGCGCGGCGGCTATCTGCGCGCCTTCGGTATATTCGAACGGCGTTTGCCAGCCGTTGGGCTGGCGCAGCAGCTGGGCGACGGGATGATCCGTCACCCGCTCGCGCTGGTCGCCGTTGCGGCGATACAGCTCGCACGGCAATTGCGCCAGCGACTCGGCCAGCGTGGTAATGCATGCCTGATACGTGGTAATCGAAAGCGCCTTGTCCGGCGATACCGCCACCCCGGCCGCGCTCCGGGCGCCGCCGCCCAGCAGGCCGGATAGCCAGCCCGGATCGGGCGATGCCGCAGACTGGCCAAACTGCTGCGACATGAACATCAGCGCGCCCTTCCCGCGCTGCGCGCCGTCATCCACGACCAGGCCAGCGCGAAACCACCGCCCACCATCCAGCCGGCCGCCGCATGCAACAGCGCCATGCCGGCCGTCACCGCCGTCGCGCCGGCCAGGCCGACCAGCAGCGTCAAATAGTCCAACCTACTCACAAACACACCTCGTCTTCGTAGGCGGAAACAAACGATTCCGCCATGGGGTGATACATCGCCCGATTCAACGCCATGATCAACGCCACAATGCCGTCGATCTTCTCCCGCGACTTGCCCTTGTTGGGGCGATAGTTGTCGTTGGAGTCGCGCAGCACCACCACATTGCCGGCCATCCAGCGCAATACCGGATGCCCGCCATGGGCCAGCGACTGTGACTTGATCAAAGCTTCAAGCTCTTTGGTCGGCTCAGAAAGGTTCTGGAAATTCTGACTTAGCGCCACCAGCTGCAGCCCGTCTTCCGTCAGCTCGCTGGCCAGCTTGCCGGCATTCCATTCGTCAAAGCCGATGACCTGCAGATCGAACTGCCGGGCATCGGCCAGGATTTGAGCGCGGATCACTTCCTGATCAATCCGCGTACCCGCCGTGGCCGTGATATGGCCTTGCCGCGCCCAGGTTGAATAGGCCACTCGGTCCTTCTGGTCGCGCGCCAGCATGTTGTCCGCTGGCACAAAAAAGCGCGGCAGAACCTGCCATAACTCGCCCGGTTTTTCAGGTGGAAACAGCAGCACCCAGGCGGCAATGTCTGTCTTGCTGGCCAAGTCCAGACCGCCATAGCAGCGCCGATGCCGCAGCGCTTCAGGATCGACCGCGGCCGTTCCCTTGTCCCACTCGTCCAGGGCGATCCAGCTATCAACCGCTTGCGTCCAGATGTTCAGTCGCTTGGTCAGGAAGTTGAACAGCGCGGTCGGCACCAAGCGCGCCTTTTGCGCCTGTGTGCGCAACTCTTCCAGGAACACCGACACGCCAAGATTCGGATTGGCCTTGCACCATACCGACTCGTCAAACCAATCGTCTTCCGGGTCCAGCGTGTAGATCACGCCGCCGAAACTGTCATCGTCCAACGCTGGGTCTTTGCCCTGATTTTCCAGAATCCGGATCAGGTAATTGCGCTGCTCCAGGCAGATGCTGCCCTCTTGGTTGAAACCGGCCGTGGTAATCGCGTGCATCACGCTGCGGCGCCGCGCGCCGCGACCGGTATCGATCACGTCCCATAGGCCGCGCGAAGGGTGCGCATGTAGTTCATCGATAATCGCGCCGTGGACGTTGAGGCCATCCAACGTCTTGGCGTCGGCGCCCAATGGGATGAACTTGTTCGCTGTGCCAGGTATCCACAGCTTGTTCTTGTGGTTCTGTACCAGCTGGCGCAGGGCGGGCGACTTGGCGACCATCATTTCCGCCGCCGCGTGCGTGATTTTGGCCTGCTCCAGCTTGGTCGCCGCCGTGTAGACTTGCGCGCCGGCTTCCTTGTCGGCGGCGAACAGGTACAGGCCCAAGCCCGCGAGCTTGGTGGACTTGCCGTTTTTGCGCGCGACCTCTTCATAAAAGGTCCGGAAGCGGCGCCGGCCGTCGCGGTTGTACCAGCCAAACTCAACCGCGATCCAGAACGCCTGCCACGGCGCCAGCTCCACCGGCTGGCCAGCCCACTCGCCTTCGAAGTGGCGGCAATAGCGCGGAAAAAAACCCAATGCATGAGCGGCCTTTTCCGGCCGCCAGAGCAGGCCGCGCGCTTCTTGCTGCAGCAGGTCGCGGTAATGCCGCTCTACCGCCAGCCGGACATAGCGGCCGACCTTGATGCGGCCCTCCAACACGTCCACGCCGTACCGATCCCACGGCTGCAAAACGTAACAGGCCGGAATCAATCCGGATTGTCGTTGATGTACCCCAGCAGTTCGGCCAAGTCCTCGCTGATTATCCGCCCCTTGCTTAGCGCCTTGGTTTTTGCGCATGAGGCCACCGTCATTCCATTTCGTTTGAGCAATTCGCGCATCTGTTTGGCGATCTTTGCCCGGTTGTAGCTGGCGCTGACTTCATAGCGGCGGCCGGACTCCTTGGCCGTCGCGTAAATCTTGCCCCGATTGTCCAAAATCCACTGCTTGCAGGCTTGCCAGTCGGCAATAGCCGCGCAGATCAGGCCCAGCGCGATGCCGGCCGACGAATAGTCGAAGCCCGACGCCTGCAGCAGCGGCTGTATCTCGCGCCAGGCACGCGCTTCCGCTTTGGTCATCGACCAGGGCGGTTTTTTCGGCAAATTGGTGCCGCCCTCGCCCAGCTGGTCCATCACTGCGAACGGGTCGGCGGCGAATAAGTCCGCCGTCAACATCCGATCCAGGGCGCGCACCTGGCCGGCGGCCATCACCGTCAAGCCGCCTTCGTCCAAGTCTTTCATCACCTCGCCACGTGACCGTCGCTCGGCGCGGGACTCGTCGGTTTCCAGCGAGCCGCCGTTGGCGTCTTCGTCATAGCGATGGCCGTAGCGGTCCACCTCCTCGACGTGCGTCCGCCAGTCATCGACCTTGTCCGCCAACAAGGCGATCTGCAGCAGCGCGGATGTCCAGTCCAGACCGGCGCTGTCCAGCGCGTTGATGGTGTATTTCCAAACGTCGCGGGCACGCTTGGAAGTCAAAAAGGCGGGCGGTTTGGGCATCACGCCGGAACCCGCTCGCAAAGGGGCTTTTCCGGCCATTTCAGAGCCTTTCAGCTAGTTGAGCGCGACAGAAAACAAAAAAGCCCCTTTCGGGGCTTGTTGGGGGGATTTAGACCCCCCCCTATGAAAATCCAGCGTGGAGAAAAACGCGGTTAGGCACGCGGTCTGAAGCAGGCGGCCGGGCTGAAGGAATTCACCCCCCTACCCCCTGGCCAGCCTCGCGCCGCCGGTTGCCGAACCCGCCGTCTTCTCGCGCGGTCTTGCGCGAGTGGCAGGAATGGCAAAGCGCCTGATGATTGGACGACTCGATGAACAACGACCAGTCGCCGCGATGCGGTCGGATGTGGTCGCAGTCGGTCGCGCGGTTCACGCATCCCGCCGTGGTGCAGCGATAGAGCGCCGCCTTCAAACAGGCATCGCGCCGGGCGAACCAGATGCGTTGCCGATACCAGCGCCGGATCTTGGCCACGGTTTCATCCGACATCCGCCGCTGATCTGCAGCCCGGCGAACATTAGCCGCATGCTCCGGACAACAACTGTTGCCCGGCGCAGCCATCTGACGACAGCCTTGCATTGCGTAGCGGCAAGGACGGGAAGGCGCGACAGGCATAGACACTCCAGAAAAAGAAACGCCCCGACCAACTGGCCGGGGCGGATAAGTAAGACGTACGAAAACCGATGAGACAATGCCTCTGCTGGGCCATTTCCTATACTAAAAGTCCACTTTCTGGAGACAACTTCGATGCTATCCCCATCCCTGCCCAGCAATGAGGAAGAACGCATCCAAGCCTTGAAAGAGCTATTAATTCTGGATACGCCACCAGAAGACCGATTTGATATTTTGACAACGTATTGCCGCTCACGATTCGATGTCGATATCGCTCTCATTAGCCTTGTTGATCAAAAGCGCCAATGGTTCAAATCACGAAGCGGTTTGGATGTCAGCGAGACACCTAGAGCCATCAGCTTTTGCGGACATGCCATCCTGCAATCTGAAGTCATGGAAGTTCGTGATGCGCAAAAAGATGAACGCTTTGCTGACAACCCGCTTGTTACTGGCGCCCCCAATATTCGCTTCTATGCAGGTGCGCCGTTGGTCTTGGCCAAAGGCTATCGCATCGGCACGCTCTGCATCATCAGCAAACGGCCCAAACAGCTAGCACCCGAAGACAAGGCCCATCTGCAAGCGCTGGCCAAAACGGTCACCTCGGAGATTGAGTCCCCCCCGCAAGTCCCCTGATCTGCGAGCAGAAATGCAAAAAGCCCAAGTCGTTAAACTTGGGCTTTGGACGCAACTGTGGCGGTGTTGACGGCATGTTATTGCGCAACTTTAGCCATGTCAAGCCTCTGCTGACGCCTCCGCATCCATCTGGCGCAATACAATCGGCTCCAGCGCACCGCGCCCGGCCGACAGCCACCCCTCAAGCAAGACTTCAATATGGTTCCGGTAGAAGCTGGCCGCTGTATGGTCGCTGATCCCGAACTCTCGCCCGAACTCTCGAAACGATCCCATGCCGGTCAACCAGTACCGGACCCAATAGGCTATCCCCTCCTTACCAAACCGCAAGGCGTTCAGGCCCCCCTTTTGGCCGTAGTGAGCGACAAAGGCTGTCAGTTCCTTGAACGATCCTTCCAGATGCGACAAGCTGCCGCTCATCACCCTAGCCATCAGTGCCACATGAAAACGTTGTTCCATCATGAGCGATGCGCGATGAAGTTCATGCGCGTTCATCAGCGCCAATTCCGGCCCCCGCGATCCCATCCCGTCGCGTACTTCGCCAAAGGATGGCGCAGCCTTCAAACCACCCGATCCGACCAGCTCCAGCGCCCAACGTACAGCACCCACAACATCAACAACCATTACGATTCCCCCAAATCTGTCAGCGAGGAAACCCCTTAGCCCGGTCCGCGCCGGGCTTTATTTTTGTCTGAAATTTTACCCAATCCACCCGCTCAGCCAGCTAGGCGACGGTCCCGGTAATCTCCCCAACTGCATTGCAGGATCAGGGCGTTTTCATACATCCGGCTCACGGCCCGATAGCCAATCATGTCCCGCAGACCGTCCTTTGTCTGGTTGCTGATGTAGACCGTTGGCAGCCCTTCCGCCGACCGGCTATCCACTACCCGATTCAAATACCGCAGGCCATGCCCGTTCGGGTCCAAGATTTCCACTTCATCAATGATCAGCACCGGATAGGCCGCGAAGCGGCTAAGCTCCGCATGCTCGCTTCGTCCAGGCCGCCCCCAGGTCTCGCATATCTCTGTCCGCATCTGGTCCGCCGTCACATAGCGCACCCCAAGGCCACGATGTCCAATCAGGTTCAAGGTCGCGGCGCTGGCCATATGGGTTTTACCCGTTCCCGGCCCGCCGGTTATCACCACGTTGCCGGCGTTGCGGTCCCGCCCCACCCAAGCCACCCAGCCCTTAAATGCCTCAATGACTGCCGCCTGCGCCTTACACACTGGCTGCAAGTCCCGAAACTTCGCCTGTCGATACCGCCCCGGAATGCCACAACCCTGCAACAACATTTCACGCCGTTCCTGCATTCTTCGTTCCCTTTCCCGCTCATGACTGCACTTCAGACAAATCGGCTCCCGCCCCGGCAATAGCTCGGCTCCAAACTCGCCATGCACGGCACAGACACCCATCGCCGGCACCATGCGACCCAAGACCGCCAGACCATCAAAATATCGCAGCGCCTTATTCAATCCATCCATCGGCGCCCCCCTTCACGTTCCCTATCACAGCCGCCCCCTCATGCGCTTCCGCAGATGGCAGGCTTAACCAAGCCGGCGCAGACCGCCCAGCTTGACCACCCTTCACCACTCGCAGCCCACGGCGTATGGCATGCCTTGCAGACGGTTTTTCCTCCTCGTCCATCGACTTCAAAACGCTGGCAAGATATTTGACCGGGATCGACTCACCCTCAGCAATGTAAGCGCGGCATCGGGCGATGCCTTCCTGCAGCTTCGGAACCGTCACCCCCGCATCCACCCATGCCAGCACGGCAGGATGGGCAGCGCCGCCGACCTTCACCCCCAGCCGACGCGCGGCAATCGCCAGTGTCACCGCTGGGCTTGTCTGTCCTTCGGCCTCTCCCTCACGCGCGGGATATGTATATTCATTTCCCTGACTCTCCGATATGGCCTGTTCATCCTGTCGGCTCCTATCCTGTTCAGTCGGTCTCAAATGGCCGGGAATGTGTTTCCAGACAAGGGCTTTCAGCGCTGTAAACTCTCCCCTTCCGCCTTTCCCTTTCATGTCCCGTTCCTCCTGCGGACGTACCAATGCCAACGGCAGTTTCACCACCAGCTTTTGTACTTCCTGCACCGCGGCCGCACGCTTGACCAGCCCGACCCGGATCAACTCCTCAATCAAGGCATCAATCTGCTTATGCGACGGCCGCCAGGCCGGCCGCTTACTGCCACGCGGCGGCACATACTGGCAGTTGATCGCCAGCACGGCGCGGCTGACGGGATACCCCCGGCCGACAATGCCTGTCTGCATGTCCATGCACGGCCGCAAGCCGGCCACATACAGCCGATATGCTTCCAGGCTGCATTCCAACAAAGTCGCCTGCTCTGGTTCAGATAGTAGAATTCTCATAGCCCCCCTTTCCCCCCAACCGCCGCCAGCGCGGCAAGTCGCGGGTTACTGTGTTTTTCCATCGGCAACGGCGGCAACTTCGACTCTGCCGCCGGCCAGTTTTCCTTTACCGCCCGTCTCACGCTCCCACGATGCCCAGCACCATAGACACGACCCAAGCGCCGCAACTCGCGTTCGCGTAGCTGCATGGTCGGCAAGCTCAGCACATAGGCGGCATCAGCGACGACATCACCGCTTACCCTCACCCACTCCATCCCGGCTCCCCAAGGATTTTTTCAATAGCTCGATATGGCGGCGGCGCAGCCGTGCCTTATCCTCTGGCTTGGCCTTGGATACCTTCCATGCCAGACGGTACAGCTCCATGCGCAGCCAATCGGACATCCGCGCGCTACCTTTCTTCGGTCGGCTTGGCTAAGGCGCAATCCACAAACCGCAGCAACTCGGCATTGGCGCTGATCGCCTCCGACAGTCCAGCCCTTGCCCTCGTCAATTGCTCGCGCGTCATGTCCTCGGCCAATGCGGCAAACGCCGACAGGCCCAATCCGGTATCCTTCGTGGCCTCCATCATCAATGCGGCATGGCTGCCAACCGGTTCATGCATCAACAGCAGCGCCGGGACCATGCCCAACGGCGCTAGCAGCTCGGTCAAGCACTGCAAGCGGATGCTCAGCGGCAATGTCATCAACACCACCGGCATTGCATTGCAATTGAGCAGGTTCTTTTCTTTCATCTGGTCATCCAGCCAACGCCATATCCGATCAGAATTGGCCTTTAGCACTTGATACGCGTCACCCTCCACCATGAAATCAATTGGCCATACGCGCCCGTAGTCCATGGACAAATAGGTTTCCACGATCCGGGCGGCGGTTGCCTGACGGCTCAAGCCTTCCTGTTTGCGCCAAAGGTCCACGTAATCCCGGATCACTGCTATTGGCGTTTTGTGCGAACCATGGCGCATGCAATTCATGTTTATTCCAGCTAGCATATTTACCAATGTCATTTACAGAGGCCGCAACCAACGGCCACCACACAAGAAAAAAGCCGGACAAGCCGGCAAACGTTCCCGCTGACAGCAAGGGAACGAGGAGTAATCTAAGTTGGAGTCGATACAGCAGAGGGGGCGGTCCCGCGCAGATAGGCCCAATCGATATCGGGCCGCAAGTACTCGCAGCGGACACGTCCGTCAGTCAGCTTTTCTAAGTCGATACAACGGCTTGCGGGAACCTTGACCCGCCACTTGCAGACTGCCCACGGCGTAAGACCGAAGGCCCGACCGACGGCGGAAGGCCCATTCAGCAGGGCAAAAACTGCGTCAATAGGTGTTGCTTCTTTCATGGGGCGGGATTATCGAACTAAAGTTCATAAAAAGCAACTTGAAATAGACATGACCATGCTACCTAATCCAGATAACATTCAACTTATGGTTGAAGAAAAGAACACCGAAACGCAGCTATCCCGGAACATCAGCACCCTGATGCAGCTGCAGGGCCTCACGCCCAAGCCGTTTTCCAAGAAGGTTCCCGTCACTTACGAGATGATGCGGCGTTACATGAGCGGCGCCGCCCGCCCACGCCCGGAAAAGCTGGCCAAGCTAGCCGAACTCCTGGGCGTCACGACTGCTGATCTGGAATATGGAAGTTTCTCGGCAGACATCACAGTGACCAGCCCAACCGTCACCATCGTTCGCCATGATGCACCGATGCCCCCATCTACGACGCCTCCGGATCGCACTGTCGAACTGGCCAACCCGCAAGAACTGGCCAGCTGGCTAGTCGCGCAAGGCGATGATGCGCTAGCCACGTTTTTGCGAGCTTTGGCGGACACACTGCAGAAAAAATAAAAGCGGCCAACAGGCCGCTTTTTCTATTCAGGGCAACTCCCTATGCCGCTTTTGCAGGCAAGGGACGACGCTGCGCCATCGTGGACGCCGAATTCAGCATGAAGGCCCATACCCGCAAGGCATCGCCCCACTCGTCAACAAGAATGCCGCCATCACTCTTCATTCTGATTCTAACTTCGGCAACAAACTCTGTATTTTCAATATTTTTGTGCATTTTTATTTCTGCTTTTTGGGTAGTTCAAATATGCAATGCGAACTATACGCGTTCAAACTAACGAGCAAAACTAGACTTTCGTCTAATTAGGTATTTATACCTAGTTCAATGCAGCTCTAATCCCCATTCACTGCGGCCACACGATACGCAAGCTGAGATAAGGTCTTGACTCCATGCAAGTTTCTCATATTTCTTAGGCACAGCTTAACGGTACTGAGGCCGATGTTCAGACGCTCCGCGACAGCCTCTTGCGTCAATCCTTCCCATACCAGCAAGTCAAAAATCTCCCTTTCCCTATCAGTAAACTTAGCCAATCGTGCATCCCGGGCCATAACCCGGGCGGAAACATCCGCCAGGGAAGGCAGCAGCAAAGACAGCATTTGCCGCGTGTAAGCCTCTCGCTCGACCCGCTCACCAATCATGGAAATGATGACTCTGCAATCTTCCCGATCCGCGATATAAGTTAGACCCTGCGTCATTCCTGCTCGCCTGCAAGCAGACTTGAACTCTCGCAGCCGCCTACCATCCCCCACTTTCGGCGCCAACTCATCCGACCAGACAATCGGCCTCCCGGCTCCCGCCAGAATCACAGGATCAACCTCATGCCAGGATCGCCGCCGGTACAAGTCCAGCCAACGCCTCGGCCATCCCAAATCGATAGCCAGAATAGGCGTTCGTGACGGGATATCCCGTGACATCCTGGCCAGCAATAATGGCGGTTTGCCCGGCAAGCTAGCCTGCAACCCAAGCAAGAACGCCCTTAAATCGTCCTGATCAGACATCGCCAATAACGAACGCTGCCACGGCACCAGTTGGGCCATAGCCAACGGCGTCACCTCCCGCAACAGCGAAACCACTTCCGGTGTCATCCACATATAGCTTGCAACCTACAATACCCCGCCAAAGGATAGGGCTTTGTATAGCCCCCAACCAGCCAGCACATCCCAAGTTAATGAATAATAACAATTTAACTAAACATGCATTACTCAAATCATTTCACAAAGTTCATTTTAATGAACTTTTAGTTGACATATCTACTTTTGATTGTACAATGTGCGCAACCTACTTTAAGTAGATCGCTCATTAACAATCTATGAAAACGTCTAGGCATCCATACCGATGCCGATACCACATGTCCGACTTAGTCAGGCATGGACACCAAGCTTATGTCGGCCAGCCGCACGATAAACAACGTGCGCGTCCCTGAACCGCTGGCCGGCATAAGCCTGCACTCGATAGCGCCCAATCGGACGCTATCGGATGCAGCCATGCGCGGCAGAATCTAAGGAGAATGAAAAATGCACCATCAGGACAAGTCATCACTGGAAGCCTTCAAGCAAGGGCTTGAACAGCTGCAAAAGCAGCTGCAAGCCAAGCTCGAAGAGGCCCGCAAGGCCATCAGCGACATGCCGGAAAGTCAGCTGCGATCCGTTCACGGCCAATCTCTGGAGGCCATGGCCGACAATCTGGACTCCTCGCTCTCCTGGCTCAAAGAAGCCATTGCAGAGCAAGCGCAAGCGATTGCCGAAATGGAATGAGCCTGCGCTATTACATCGTGCGACAGATGCAGCGACGTGAGCAGCTGTTGCGCGCCCTGGCTCCTCCGGGCCTGCCGCCAGAACTGGCCACCCGCAGGAATCGCACAAGACAACGAAGCAACGACCGCGCAGAACGGATCTACCTGCGCGCCGACACCGCCAACGGCTGGGATTAACCAGCCGTTTTTTTACGCTCCATTCCGTTAGCACACATCACCAGCCCGTTAGCACTTCGTGAGCGCGCTGTAAGCGTCTCGTTAGCGGAATGTGAGCAGATTGTTAGCCCCCATGAGCAAACCTGACGCCAGCCAGTTACTTGCGGCCTTAGCAGGAACAGGCGAAAGCAAGGCGGCACGATTCCGCGCCCTACTGCCGCAGATAAATGCAGCAATAGAACGAGGTGTCCGACACGCCCGAATCATTGAGGCACTGGCGGCCGATGGCCTGCACATGAGCCACGTTGAATTCCGGAACGCGCTCTATCGTGAACGCCGCCGCGAAGAAGGCAAGAAAGCCCCACAT